TGGATTTCTAACGTGCCCAATTCATCAATGTCACACTCGCAACCTTCAATGCACTCCGTTAAAAAATGCGTTATATCAGCGCATTCTCCTCTAATTTTTAAATCTCCTACACACCAATTTGGCATAATTTATTCCTCCGGTGGTTGTGGTAATGGTTGCCAATGTGTAACTTCATCGCTATCTACCAACCATCTATCACCCATCATGCAGTTAATGTTTATAGAGCCAATTTCACCATAAAAAACTAATACTGTTTCACTCATATAATTAGCACCAAGCTCAGGCAATCTATCATCGCAATTAATCCATTCGCTCATACTTACTCCATCATACTTTTCATAAAATCAATCCATTTTTGAGCATCTTCTCTCGTTTTAAAGCATTGAGCGTTTTTAGCTAAATTTTCATCAAAACCACTCCAGAATAAATTTCTACAAACGCAGCCATTGTTAATGTAAAAATAAAGCTCATTTTCTTCTGGCTTAAACGGCTTAGGCAAATCTTCAATGCTAATCTTTGGATCTTCCCACATTCCAATGATGTCATATTCAAGGGTTGCACAATGTACTGATTTACCTGTTAAGTTCCATGATGTCGTATTGATGTAAATACCATCAAATCTATACCCGATTAACGGATATACGGTATCTCTTACCTCTAGCTTTTCAACCTCGTTAAGCAAATTGTATTTAACAACGGCTTTTCCTCCATTTCTCAACATCACAGGCTCGCCATTCAAGGCTGCATCTAAGTTAAATTCTTTCATTTTCTTTCTCCTCAATTTTCATAAATAGCATCCAGTGCGTATTGTTTGCTTTTCCCGATTTATGCCCGAGAATTGGAGTTTTATTTAAGATTGAAATAATCTCACTAACAGGCACTTGAGTTTCATTCCACTTAAAAATAAGAGTGCCATAATCATCTAGCACTCTCATACACTCCTGAAAGCCTTTTAATAACTGATTTTGCCAATCTTTATCTAATCGTCCATATTTCTTCACTAGCCATGAATTATCTCCACCTTGAATTAAATGAGGTGGATCAAATATGACGCACTTGAAAGATTTATCAGGGTACGGCATATCCATGAAGTCATGGATCACATCAGGCGATACTTCTAAATGTCTAATTTTGTCACGATCCTTAAAACTTAGTTTTTGTTCTCTTATATCTGCAAAAAGCACATTTGGATTATCCTTATCAAAGTAAAACATTCTTCCGCCACAGCAAGCATCTAGAATTGGTTTCATCTTATCTCCTTAAAACAAAAGGCGCTCACTTGGAACGCTGTTAAATACTAATTTCTATTTTTGATTACCAAGATTTACCACAGGCAATACAGGCACAAGCGGTTTTGCTGTTGTAGTTGTTGATGAGCTACTGCGGTTTTCATTTATCCAGTCAAATAGTCCCTCCCACGAATCGTAGTCAAGTTTGAGGAATGGGTCATTTCGGTCACTTTCCCAGTGTTTCAGATGCTCATTAACATCGTGCGTAATTACCTCTCGAGTGTTACTGCTTAACATGATCCAGTATGTTTTAACATCGCGAATAGTTTCACTAACGATATAAGTATGGCGTGGTAGGCTGTATCGGACATGACTAATCATTAAATCTTGGAGTTTATTCAGTGGGATTTTGATGTTAATTTCATTCATTTACGTTTTCTTTTCTTTTTAAGTTTACTTAAAATACGTTCTTGTTTTATCGCTCTAAGCTCAGTTTCAAGCATCGTATTTTCCCGTTTTAGTTGATCATTCTCAGCTTTCAGACTTTTAATTAATTCACCCAATTTTCGTAGCTCCAACTCATGGAGTTCGATAGATTTATCAATATGTTTATCTAATCGACTAAGATCTTCCATTAGGACTTTTTCAGCTAGCCGTTTAAGTAATCTCATAATCTATCCCTAATCCCGCCGAATTCTTTTGTTAGGCTATCCACTGTTTTGCCAAGCACGCTCGCCATTAAAACAAAGTCTGCATCAAAACGAGCTGTCACATCTTTTTTTACAATGTCATCGTTCTTCTCGATGATATTGTCGTCAAACTTCAGTCGTTTCAGCGTGCCATCTTCAACCAAGATAAATTTAAGGTTGTTTTCCCACTCAAGCGCGAGTTTAGAGATCAAGCCATTTTGAACAATCTCAATAATTTCCTCGTCTTCAACATCTTTTTGCTTGCAGTGAATAACGCCAAGATCTTCTTTTTCGCGGATTTCCACTTCCTTACGCAAGATTAGCCAATCGGGCGCAGTATCTGTAACCCATTTTGTCATCACTTCACATGGTGCACTATTAAACGCCAACGGTACTACTGGCAAGCTACCGAGCGATTTACGCAAAAGTGCAAGTGCATCTTCGGCTGTTTTACTTGATGCTGCATCAACAAAGATAAGTTGTTTCAATGTGTCGATATAAAGTGCGGTCGTTTTGATACGAGAAAACGCTTGCGGAAGTAGGGTAGCTATCACATCATCCTTTATGGATAATCGTTCTACTTTCTTTAATTTTCGCTGTTCTTTTTCTTCAAGTGCAGTGATTCGTTTATTGAGTTCACGATTCACAACTTCTATTGGTAAAATCTTTTCTTCACGCTTTGCCACAAGTAAGATTTTTCCGTCCGCTTGATGTGCTAAATTTTCTCTGGTGACGAGCGGAGCAGACCAACCGAAATGGCTAACATCTGCCGAACCACACGGAGTAAATTCACATTCTTTGAGTTGTTTCTCGATATTCTCAAAGTCTATTTGTTTTGTTAATTGGTAAATAATTGCATTTTTGAACCAGTACATTTTTATTATTCCTCATAAATAAAAGCCGCTAATTAATAGCGGCAGATTTTAAGCATCATCTTCGTAGTAGTGTTATTCAACTACGAACCCATCTTTAACCTCAACAAACTCACCTATATCATCTAACGTGTACCAAGTATCAGCTTTGATGTTATTTTCACCGACCTTTGATGCTTTAATATGAATTAGCTCTCCATCATCATTGCGATACACACAAACAATCGCACCATCGATACTCGCCTTAGCTTTAGATTGCCAACCAAGCGCAACAGCTATAGATTGCTCGCCAGATACTTCCGCTATCGACCGATTGCCTGTATTAGTCGCTGCCGACCAATCGCCTGTATTGGTTGCTACCGACCGATAGCCTGTATTGGTTGCCGCCGACCGATAGCCTGTATTGGTTGCTACCGACCAATCGCCTGTATTGGTTGCTACCGACAAATCGCCTGTATTGGTTGCTACCGACAAATCGCCTGTATTGGTTGCTACCGAGCGATTGCCTGTATTGGTTGCTACCGAGCGATTGCCTGTATCGGTTGCTGCCGACCGACTACTTGTATTGGTTGCTACCGACCAATCGCCTGTATTGGTTGCCGCCGACCGATAGCCTGTATTGGTTGCTGCCGACCAATCGCCTGTATTGGACACCTTGGCAGCATCCCAATCAACTTTACCTTTTATCCATTCAACGGCTTTTTTTACCATTTCCGGTAAGTTAATTTCGGTTTCGATCGTGATTTTTGCAGATGCAATTTTTGTATCATCACTATCTTTTGATGTTTCGCCGCTCATTTTAACTACAGCAAATTTACTTACCGCTGGACTGTAATAGCTAAGCACATCAAGAGGGTATTCGCAGGCATGAAATCCACTCCTATAAGCCTTAACATCACCTTTATGCACATACGTTTTGCCTACCTCATACTGATAACCTCGACAAGTCCAGTCTTGGTTAAACCCTTTATAAGCTATAATTTCTTTGTTTTCTTCGACCATTTTTTGCCTCTAAAATTTAGATAATAAAAAAGCCACTATTGGTTAGTGGCTTATCATGTACCTCAGAACGGAATATCATTAAACCCATCTTGTTCAGCTGCGGCACTTAATGGATCGGGTTTTTCTTTGTCTTTGGTTGGCTGTTGTGTTTCACTGCTTGCCTTGCTGTCTAGCATTTCAAACGATTGTGTCGCTACTTTAAGTGCGGTGCGGTTATTGCCGTTTTGGTCTTGCCAGCTTTCCTGTACCAGTTTTCCTGTTACACAGATTTTTGAGCCTTTTTGCAGATATTGTCTTGCCACATCGGCAGAATTACCGTGCACCACAATGGGTATCCAATGCGTACGTTTAACTGTATTACCTTGTTTATCTCGGTAATCATCACCAATAGCAAGATTAAATGTGGCAATTTGCCCGCCATTTTGGAATTGGCGGATTTCTGGGTCACTGCCTAAATGACCGATTAATATCACGGTGTTGGTATTACGTGCCATTAGCGCATCTCCTGTATAAGTTGTTGATAATATTCTTGAGCAATTTCTACTCGCTCTTTGATTTTCTCGATGATTTTCTCATCACGTTTAATTGTGACCGTCGTGATACGTTTTTCTTGGGGGATTTGCTCAACCAAGTCAATGTATCTGTTTGGGTCGTCATAGCTTGATAATTGGTCATAAGGGGTAGGGAGGAGGATAAAATCAATCTGCGCCTCATCACAATCCCATAGCCACATATAGCCTTGCATTTGTGCGTCATATCCAGCTTTTTTGGCTTTTTCTTCCGCCTCATCTGCAAAAAAAGGGTGCGAGCCAATATCCCAAGAACATTTAGTGTCTATGATTAATTTTCGACTTGGCACATAAATGTCGCACTCGCCTGTAATCCAATCGTTTTCACGTCTTTCCGTGTTCTTTTTAAGTGGTAAACCACGCTTACGGCCGCTTAATTTAATAGCTTGTTCTTCCAGTGCGATGCCTTTCTCAGTGTATTTATTCCCTTCAAAATCTTGATAGCCAAACAGGTCATATTTAACTATCTTTCTCACCGCACTTTTCGCGGTAGCAGATATTCCGTTACCGCTTTTAGGCTTTACCATTAAATCAGCCAAGCCAGAGCATCTAGCTTTCAGTTGATACATTTCCATTTTCTAGCTCTTCCAGTTTTGTTAATTGCTCTTGACTAAATTCATACGCTCCGCTATCACAAAGCTCTTGTAGGGTGGTTTCGCCGTTGGCAATGCTTTGTTTGCATTGTTCGAATGTGGCTTCATCAACAACCGCTAAAAATTCCGCCTCTTGAATATTGTCGGTGTAGTTGAACTCTTGATTTTCCACATCTTTCACAACGGCTTGGTCGGCTAATACGGCTTGTTGCATTTCAACAGAGAGTGGGGCTTGTTTTGATAGCAATAACTTAGTTACGGTTTTTAATGCCATTGCCTCGAAGTTATCGTGCCATACGCCATAGCCTTTTTTGAATGTTTGGCTGTAGCGTTGAGCGTGCTTGACGATGTCATCGTGACTCATATAGAGTTCAGCCGAAAAATCGTTTACCAGTTTAAAATAGGCGTAATAGCCGATTGGGTTTTCGTTTTGCTCGGGCTCTTGCTCCCAGTCGAACTCAAAACCATTGATGAAATCTTTTTTGAGCAGTTGCTTTTTGTACACAGGCAATGCGACTAAGCGTTTAAATTGCCCGCTACGTTGTGCCAATTGGATAAAACCTTTATAGCCAATTTGGAATTGCGCTTCGGTTTTCTTTTCCTTGTTGTTTCTGAAAGGGACGATGTAGGCAAATCCTAAGCCATTTTGTAGTGGCAAATTCAGTGTAGCGGCCATACAAGCAGCGTTAAAAATGCTCATTGGATCGGCAGTTTTAAGCATTGCATTGCTGTTGGCGATTTGCATGACACTTGTTGCAAAGGTTGCCGCATTTTTGCCTACAAGTTCCTTAATCTTATTTTGCACATTCGCACTTTCAAAAAATGTTTTAAGTGCAGGCGTCTGTTTATTTTGTTGATGTTGGACTTGGTTTGTCATCTCGCCCCTCCATTAATCCGGGTCATAATCATTCATTCTTGCGTGCAATTCACGCTCTGCAATTTTCTTAATCGCCTCTTGTCTATAAGGCTCATAACTTGCACCACTACCAATAGCAAGCCAGAAATTATCGTTATCACACAACATTTCTGTGAGTTCGTGATAATGCGTTTGGTCGCCTTGTTTTAAATCATTGTCGATTTCAGTAGTGACTTGATCTAAGGCGATTTCATAGCCTGCTTGCCAATCAACTTCACGTTGGCGAGCAGCATCAAGTTGATAGTAGTAATCAGCGTAGGGTTTCATTGTTTTGCTCCTGGCTCATTGATTTCAATCTAAAGTGATGTCTTTCGCAAAAATCAATACGATGTTGGCAATATTCAATATTCTTTTGCACTGCGGTATGGCGTTTAGCGTCAGCCCAATTCTTTGCTGCCTCAAGGTAATGACCTTTCTTTTCTGCTTTTACTGCCGATTTTGCGTAGGTTTTGTAAGTCAGTCTCATTGTTTACTCCAAGTGCGGTTAATTTCGGCTTGTTTTTGTGCGGTGTAAGCCTGCAGTTCTTTTTCTGCTGCCAGCGTAAGATTAGGCGGTAAACATATGCTGTTTTCATATATGCCACCTTTCAGTTCACACTGTGTTTCAGCTTGGATTTGTTGGTTTAATTCATTGTTGAGCCAGTCGGTAGGCTCGTTTGCAAAACAGTAGGCGATACCGCCAATTAAAAAAGCGAGGGTAAAGGCGATAGCTGTTTTACAAAGAAATGGGATGGTTTCAGCGAATACATCAGTAAATTTTTGCATTTTTGTTTCCTTTTTCATCGATTTAGTGAATTTAGGGTGTAGCAATCCGCCGCACGGATTTCTTGAGGAAAAGTGCGGTCGGATTTTTCTTTGTTTTAGAAGTCGATTTTGACTGCTTTTGGATTAAAGCCTCGCAAGTGTTTTAATACACG